CAGACCACTCCAACAAGCACCACACGGTGCCATCTTCATCCATACGCATCGCGCCAATTGGGCCCTGCGGCACAGCAGCCTTCAACTTAACAACGTCACCCTTCTTGTACATGTCTGACTCCTATCAGGTTGCGTCTAGGTTGAAGGAATACGTGACGTTCAACACGTCACCGCTGACTACCGTCCGGTCGCCCGGCGCTTGGAAATCAGACACCGAGAACAAAATGCCAGATGTGCCCGTTGCTACGTTCGCCAAGAACGCACCCGCAATCGTAGCGTTCGCGTTCATCGTAAACGACGCAGTTGAAGATGCGTTATTGATGTTGGACGGATCTGCCAAGGTTGCAGCACCAAACGTAGCCGCCTTACGGTCGCCGGTGTAGTTAGAGTTCTCATCCCAACCAGCGTGAGATGCCAGCGTGTCGCCACCAGAAAATGTCGTGCTGGCAGATGTGCCGTTAACAAGACCAACGTACCAAGCTGCGGTGTACGCAGAACCGCTAAAAAACTTGGTATTCATGTCTTGCAAACCAACGTTCACCACAAGGTTAGGCGCAATCTCGACCCACTTCTCGTTGCCGTCTTTGTCAAAACAAGTAACGGTAAACACTCCGCCTGCAGATGCGTTCTCAGCAAAACCGGTTTTGCGCTCAACAGCGCCGTTAACCGTTTCGCTAGATTTAGAAGTTTCAATGCTCATAGCTACTCCTCAATTAATACGTATCAGCGCACTTGACGCCGTATCAGGGGGTAAAGTTACCGTAAACGTGTTGTTGCCCGCCTGCGTTTTGTCAGACCCAAAATCCAATACAGCAATCGACGCATTACTTCTTGTTGTGTTGTAAATCAAAGCACCGCGTGCCGTAAATTGCGCCGGATTCCACACCGGATTGGAAAAGCTGATATACACCACACCATTACTGGTTGAGTTAACCGTAACGTTAGATAGTGCCTGCCCTCCAGCGGTATAACCCGTGCCGCTAATTTCATTGCTTGCGGAGTACTCCGTTGTGTTTTCGTTAATATCTGCAAACGCTGTGTAGAGCGCCATGCTAAGCGCATCAGATGCAACGTTTTGCCTTGCATTTACCATGTCGAGCTTAAAGCTCGTTGTTAGCCCTTGCCGAATAGTCATTACGTCACCGGAATCCTAGCCTGCCCACTACGGTACGCATCTTGACGCTCAAGCCCGTCACCCAAACGTTTGAGTTCTGCCAAAGCCTGATTGTATTTGGTTTCTACATTAGCAACCAAATCCTGTTCACCTTTCATGAACAGATACGCCTCGCGCAAAGCACCGTACAACAACACAGGATCATAGTTATCCCCTAGCCATGTGCGGCCATCTGGCGCTGTCGTGATTGACTCTGGGTAATAGTAATAGTGCAGCTCTACCGTGTACGCCGCATCCGGCGTGGGACCCAAAATAAACGTCAACTCATCAGTCACCACATTGCTTGTGGTAGATGGACCAAAGATTGCGTAATACTGCGGCAACCCTGTATCAGCCGGCGTGGGGTAGGCTTCACGGATGTAGTTCACATCCTTGTTTAGCAGGTAATGATAAGTTTCGTTGGCAGTACCGTAGTCTTCAATAACTGCCATGGAATACGACGCCAAAAAGTCATTTGGCGCAGACAGGTACTTGTTGTTGGCAGACAGGATGCCGGTCTTGTTTGCACGCAGGGCAGGAACCTGAACCGTGTTGTACACACGAGTTTCAGTTTGCCGCAGGAAAACAGGAATGTTATCTACGAACGTCTGTTCGTAGTTTTCCGTGTACTCCTGTATCGCATTAACAAGTTCGGTGTATGTCATGCTCAGCCCATTGGTCCACGCGCCATAATGCCTTTAGTTGCAGCGCCTGTGCCACGAATCTTAATACCGGAAGTTTTAATCTCCGGGTAGTTGCCCTTGCTAATGCCATCAACCGACGGGTTAATTTGCGTTAGGCGTTTAGCACCTGATTCGCTTTTCGACGCCGTTGCCATCACTTGCTTGATGTTGTTTTTAGCCATGATTGCCCCTTAACCGGTTTTTTGGCTGGCAGCACGTGCCAGATTACGCCCCAAGCGCATACGATCTTCCGAAGTCGGACCACCCTTCTTCATGCCTTTGGCGCCTTTGTGCATACGCTTCTCGTGCGCTTTGACTTCCTGTTTGGCTACTTTTCTCATGTTGTCCATGCTGTACTCCTAGTTTATTGTCACGTTTGCTACTGTTGTTTGCGCCACCAAGTAGTTAGGCGTTAATCCTGCATCATCTGCTCTTGCCCCGCCTACCGGTGCCCAGCCCCACTGAATGATACGACTACCCCCAGCAGGTGTGCCATCTGACAACAACACAGGCGAAGCATTTGCCAACGTCTGTAGTCCAGTGTAGCCGGACTGAATGTAGCTGTTGTCTCTACGTGGCTCCCGCACTGCTTGCGGATCATCCACGGGATACATACCCAACTGCAACTGCGGTTGATCCGGTTCCCAGCACGTCTGGCAAACCTTGATCGTTACCTGTTTGGTCTTGATGACCAGTTTCTTCAGTTCTGTTAGCTTGTAGCGCTGACCGCAACGGTCGCACTCCGCAATACTGAACCGACCCGACGCAAACCTGTTACCCATTACGTAATAAACATCTGTCGTGGCACCAGACGTTCCGCGGCTTTTTCGCGGTCTTCACCTGCTGCCAAATCCCATGCCTCGTCGTACATTAACTTCAACGCCTGAATGCGCATGCCATCTACGCCCGGCAACTTCATTGAAAGCATGTACGCCAACCCCGCAACCAGCGCATTGGTAAAACGAAACGGAATGTCCACTGCATTCACGCCGTTTCCTGCGTCAAATATGCGCCTAAGACGCCAGTAGTAAAACACGTAATATGGATTTGCCTGTGTCCCTTGATCCGGTGCCGGCCAGACATTGATCTGAGGATGCGCTATATCACCGGTACTTGACCCCACGCGTTGCCCACTTTGGCGGTTAATCCACACCTGAATGGGTCTGCCCTGCGCCAGTTTGTTAGGGATAGTGGAGTAAGTTGAGACGGAGATACGCGTAATATTCAGATCAGTTTGATTGGGCACATCACCAGACTGTGTACGAATAACATGCTCAAGTAGGTCAACAGTATCATCAGGGAGATCATAGGTTGTCTGTCCTTGCACCATGTTGATTGAGCCTTGCTCAATCGTCCACAAGTTCACACCGCGGTTTGCCCACTCGTTCATCAAAAGATTCAAGCTACGCCGTGCCGTCCTAAAATGATAGCCCGTGCGCATCTCAACACCACAACGCTCAAACGCTTCTTCGAAGTACTCGTTGAGTGTCGGGTTGAAATCAGTTGTGTCGGTGGTGTACGCCATTTACTTCTTGCCCATTTTCTTCAAAGTTTGAGCGAGTCTTGCTCTTTGGCCCAATTTCCCCGGTTTTTGAGCAGCCGCTGCCAGCTTCTTGGCGGGGATGGGCTTGCCTGCTTTGGCACCTAGCTGTTCGCGCAACGCGCCGGGCTTTTTGATAGCGCTTTGTATCCACTTGCCGGTGGAACCACCCTTCTTCATGGGCTTAACACCTCGACCTTGCAGGATGTCCGCTTGCGTTACTTTGCCGTCTTTATTCAGGTCTGGAAAGTTACTAGCCATTATCTGAACCTCGCAGTTTTCTGGGCTATACCCTTCGGTTGCTTTACAAACTGTTTGCCTGATGCCTTACCTGCCCGTTTAGCCCGCGTCGTTGCCGCATACTCCGCAGGACTCAACGCCTTAATTGCATTCTCCGGCAAATACCGTTCACCGGTTTTGCTTGAAGGCTTGCCTGACTTAGTTCGCCACTTCTGCTGCGTCCAGTTCTTCAAGCTTTGCTGCGGGGCTTTCATCCTTTGTAGCCTCCACCTGCTGCTTTGTACCGTTTTGCCAGTAGCTGCGCTTTCCTCGCTGACCATTGTCCTGCACCTGTGCCTTGCACCGCCGAACTCTTGATCTGCTGGAACAACCGCTTACGCATTCCCGGCTTGGTGTAATTGCCAGCCTGATTAACTTTTGAACGTTTTGCTGCACCACGCACGGCATCTTCTACCGCCGGTTTACCCAACCGCACCGACCCACCTTTTGCATACTCGGTAAAGTCGGTGTCATCCCGTCGCGATTTGGTTTTCGCGCTGGGCATTTTGGAAGGGTTAATACACCCCATGCCGCGTGAGGGCCTCATATCAGCAAGCCTTACCGCCGTACTTCATGCCTTTGCCGCCAGCCATGACAACTTGCTTGCCACGCGTTTTGCCGCGCTCAGCGACACCATCGCGGCTAGGCGCAGCAGTACGAACCGCACCCATCTTGGATGAAGTCATTCCACCTTTAGCGTACTTGGCAGTGCCGCCTTTTTTCATGCCAGCTTCGGCCATCTCATGCTTAATCATGGACTTAGGTGCGCCCTTTTTCTTCATGAAACCAACTTCTTTTTTCATCATCGCCTTTGACTCTTTCATTTCGCCTCCTCCGGCTTTGGTAAATTCGCGTCCCACGGACTGTGGTACGCCTACTTTCTTTGCAAACTTTGGGTTATGCGCTACTGCCTGCATAAACCGTTCTTGTTTGTTAGACACGGTAGGCACTACTGCACCTTGGCCCCAAAGAACCCAATTACCGTACCAACAATACTGCCAACAAAACTACCGACAGCAATCAACACTTTCCAGCCACCTTCTGCGGAGGCTAGTTTCTTGTTGATTTCTTCAATCGATTTGCGAATAGCCGCCACGTCCTCCACCATGGAGTCCATGTCGTCTTGCAAATGCTTGATGTCATTCGCGTGAGTCGCAAGTTCACGCGCTGTTTCTATTTCCGGTGTCATGCTTAGCACTTCCAAGCCCTTAAAGATTTGTTTATCCGACTATTCAGATCACTGGCTGTTTTGGATGAAGTCAACTTTTTCTTCATCCCCTCCATGCGTGCGCAGAAGGAACGCTTTCGCGCTCCACCTTCCGGTTGAGGAGCTTTCAACCCCGGTTTGCCGGGGTTTGCCGCGTTGTAGGAGGCACGCCCTTTGGCGTTCAATCCGCCCTTCGGGTTCTTGCCTTCTTTCCTCTGCCATGCTGGAGTCTTAGCCATAAAACACCGTTAAAGATGCGTTAACCAAAATAGCTGATACGTTCGTTTGGAATAGCACACCCTGATCAGGAATTAGCACGGCAAAGGTTTCGCCGTTAGCAGTCGTGGGGATAACAAATACGTTTGTCCCCCCATCAACCAACGTGACATTTCCTGCGCTAGAAGTCGGGCCAATAAGCACGCTTTTGACCCTTGTGCGCCCCTCATACACCAAGCCGGTTGAACCAATACTTTTGGCTTTAACGTCTGTTTGCATAGCCATGATGGCCTCCTATCAGACGTTTTGCTGTCCAAGCAGATAGTCAGTAACGTAGTACAGAATGGTGCCGCCAACATTGCCAGACGCCGAACCACCGTCTTCAACCGTAATAACAAAGTTATTACTTGCCGAAGGTGTGATACCCATGCCGCCGCCAGCGTTGGTTGAACCCGGCGTAACTGTCTTGGCACTGGTTGTAGTCAACCCCGACACAAAGTACGACGCATTAGATGCACCGCCAACAATGGTGTAGCCGACGTTAATCGCACCCGCCGTTGTGGGGTCAGTAACCAGAATAGACACAACAACTGCGTTAGCAGGAAGAATGACTTGATCTGTTTGCCCTAACGCAACGACGGCGTTGGAGCTAGTAGCAGTGTTTGCAGAGTAAAAGGTTGCGGCCATCAACATCGAGCCGCAGTATGCTTGACGCGTCGAGTCGTTACCGCCCGAACGCCAAATTGCTTGGGTAGTTGCAATTCCCATAATAAATTGTCCTCACATGCGAGTTCAGTGTGGCAGTCTGCATGTCGTCAGCCGGGACTGTTTGCCACACCGGGGTTCCCGGAGATGCTGCTTTATAACCTACAACAAGGGGGGCGTAAAGCCCCCCTTTTATTACGCGCCTTGAGAGCCGTACATGCCCAGCGGGTCAGACCAGCCAAACGAGTAACGCTCACGAGCCTTGTAACGAACGTTGCCGGTGTCAAAGTCACCGTCCATTCCAGTCGCCATGGGAACGCGTACAAAGTGCTTCATGCCGTTAGGAACATCAGTGGTTAGGAACCATGCGTTCGTGTCGGTCAAGAAGTGGTTGATAGCGTAGCCTTCCGGGATGGAACCGTTGTTCTTCAGCGCGTTGATGTCGTTGTCGGTAGTACCAACACGGAGGCTGGTTTCCAACAGACGGGTCGCAACGAACTGCAGAGCCGACGGGATGATGAGCTTACGAGGCTTGGCAGCAATCAGCAGACCACGTTCGTCAGTCCATGCAGCGATTTGAATAACGGCGGCTTCAAGCGAAGTCTCGTTCAAATCAGCAGGGGTCGTCGGAATGTTGCTGTTGGTGCCACCAGATACCAGTGGGTGCTGCGAACTAAACAACGCCACGCCATCGCCACCAGTGTAGCTAGACGAAAAGCCGTTGTTCAGAACAGCCGCTGCCTTGACCTGCTTGGTATAAGCCATCGAACGTGCAAGCGCTTTGGTATAACGCGACGACAGCGAGTCGTACAGGTTATCTTCAATTGCTTCTTCGGTCAGGGAGAAGCCCTGAGCGATAGTCTCGTGGTTATAACGAGCAGTCCATGCTTCTTGTGCGTTGTCGTACGAGATCGCAGAACCTTCGTTCTTGACCGGTGCGGCACTAAAGCCAGACAGCTTGGTTTCTTCTTCGAATGAACGCTCGGAAGTCTCGGTTTCGTAGATTTCCTTGTGTTCTTCGCCGTAGCGTGCGTACTCCAGACCGAACAGAGCGTTCAGGCCGGGCAGCAGCTCTTTCAATAACTGAGCGCGTGAACTAGCCATGATTTACTC